GGTCTCCCTCGGGGTCCGGCCGCACCAGCGCCCGCGTGCCCAGGCCCTGGGCCTCGCTCATGCGCGCCCACAGCTCACCTGCCACCGTGGACGGATCGGCGGCGTCCCATCGCTTTGTCATCGGGTTGCGAGTGCGGCTCAGATAGGCGCTGTGGTCGGTGGCCTGGAGCGTGAGCCCGGCACGGTTGTCCCGAATCTTCTTGATGGGGCCAGTCCACAGCACCGCCTCCGCGCCCTGCCGGGTGCCGTCCCACACGGTGAGCCAGTGGTGCCAATACACGATGTCGGGGAAGCGGTCGGCTCCTGGCAGCGGCGGCACGGTCAGGTTGCATTGGCTGCCGTCGCGCGTGGCCCGGCCGAACGTGAGGTCGGTGTAGTCGTCGGGAAGGAACTGGTACAGCGTCGAGCCGCCCGCAGTGTGGAGGCTGACCAGCAGATCGTCGGTTACGACCGGCACATCACACCTCCCGGTCGGCCAGGCTCATGCTTACGTCGAAGGTGGCAGCGCCGTCGCTGATGACCACCAGCTCCCAGCTACGGTCGCGGTCGATGACGGCCGGACGCCAGGGCACACCGCTCATCGTGCTGACCATGTTGAACGGGCGGCGCTTACGCCCGGCCCAGTTCAGCCAGAACCTGCCGCTGATGCCGTCCAGCACGACCTCTCCCTGGCTGGGCACCCCGGTCAGCTGGATGGGCCACAGCTGGTCGCCGCACTGCTCGCGGGTATTGGTCTCGCGGTAGAACGCCTGGAGCGTCAGCGTCTCCTCGCCGTTGTTACGCACGCGCAGCGTCACGGCGGTCTGGTGGCAGCGCTGGGGGCTGTCGAATACCGGCAGCTCGAACACGCGGGTCTGCACCGCGCAGACGGGCATACACCCGCCGCACGTGGGCGGCGGCGTGCTCACGACTTCGATAGGCTCTACGTCGCAGCCCTTGGCGAAGAACACCGGCATGTCAGCGCAGCTGGCCGGGGTCTTGCAGTCGGCCCCGTGGACCCAGCTGATGGGATCCAACACGGTTTCGTCCCAGTCCACCGCCACGTCGACCGGCGGGCTGTAGGCGTACGGCCGGGTGACGGTCATTGTCCATTGCACGCGATACACAGTGGCCTGGCTATTCGAGCCCCGCGACAGGTTCTGTGCGTCCTGCACCTGGGGCTCCTGGCTGAGCACCACGCCATGCACCTCGCGGATGAGCGTCACGGGGTCGGCGGTGCTGCCGCCGGGGTGCGCGGCCAGGTACCGCAGCGTGCTGCCCTCGTCGGCGTCGGTGGCCCGCAGCAGGCAGGTCAACCACTGGAGCCCGTAGGTCAGGCCCGCGTTCGTGCAGGCGATCAGCAGCACGTCGAACGTCACTTGGCGGCTGGGATTGCGCACCGGGCCGGGCGCGCCACCGGCACCGGCCACCTCGGTCACGTCTCGCTGCGTCGGTGTGGTGTCCAGGCCCTTCACGTCCATCACCCATACGCCGCCGAACTCGGCGCTCTCGGGCACGCGCGTGGTGTACCAAGGTGCCAGCTCCGGCCGGTACAGGCTGTCGTCCAGAAGGTCGCTCAGGCCGGGCCAGCTGTCGTCATAGCCAATGGCGTCACGGCAGCCGAAGCACAGCGTGTCCGGCGTCCAGCAGTCGCCCACCAGGCCCAGCCCTGGCCCGTACAGCCGCGTGCCGTCGGGCACGGTGCCCAGCAGCCGCCCTGGCCCGATGGGCACTGTGCTGGCGGGCAGCTCGGCCAGCAGCGGGCTACCGGCCACGGGCGTCAGCGAGCAATCGCCGGGGTCGCCCAGCAGGCCCAGGTCCATGGTGGGAATGTTGGCTCCGATGTGGGCCACCACGCGGCTGCTGTTGGCAAACTCCACCCCGTCCAGAGCGAAGTAGCCACGGAACGCCACGTGTCCTCCTACGGCATCAGCTTGAGCAGGCGCTGCTCAATCACGTCGGCAGTGCTCTCGCCGCCACCGATCACAGTAATGGGCGCGTGGACGGTTCGGCTGCCGCCACCGCCGAAGCCGCCGCGCTCCAGCGCCGCGACAAACCGGCTGAACAGGCTGGTCTCGGTGGGGCTCAGCACCAGCTCGGGTTCGGCGGTGGCCTTGGGCAGGTAGCCCTCACCGACGGCCAGCCCGCCCTGGTCGAACGACTGGCCGGGGATCAGCGTGCTGGCCCCGCCGAACAGCCCGCCGAAGATCGCGGTAATGCTGCCCAACAGGCCACCGATCAGCGTGCCCAGGAACCCGCCCGCCGGGTCGAAGATGCTGGCCAGCGCGCCGCCGCCGAACACCCCAGCCACCAGGTCGGGGAACGACGATTGCAGCTGATCGCCCACCATGTCGATCAGCGTTTCGCTGATGGCCAGCGCGAAGTCCGTTCCAACCTCGGCCGCAATATCGACACCGGCCTGGCCCGCACTGGAAATAAGCGAGCTGACAATTCCACCGGCACCCGGTGCCTGCGTATTCACTGCCGCACCCGCAGCGCTGGCACCGGCCTGGATAGCCGCGTTCGCCACCGCCTTGGTAATCGGCACAATCACCTTCTCGATGATGTACTTGATGAGCGCCTGGATAACGATCTTGAGGATGCGAATGCGCTCCTCAGCTGCCGTTTCCTCGCTCGACTGCGTGCGCTCGATAAGCCCGCTGGTGTCGTTCAGCAGTCGACCCTGGGCGTCGAATGCCTTAAATGCGTCACCACGGAATTGCCGAAAGTCACTCGACATTTCGTTCATGGTGTCGCGCACTTCAATTTCCACGCCGATGACCTGGAGCAATACCCGCACCAGCAGGTTCACAATGGCCCCGATAATGGGCACCTCGGACACACCGAAGAAGTCCGCGCCCACGGTGTCATTACCGATGACGCCGCCGCCCGTGGCGTAATGCCGGAAGCCCTTGCGCCGGGCAGCCTCCACGCCGTGGGTGCCGCCCATGCGGGCTACGTCCATCGTGTTCAGCACGAACTCGCCGGGCATCAGCAGCGCGGGCACGCTGTCCTTACCGGCCACGCCGCCGGACACCGGGCCACCGCCCGCCATTCCGATGACGCCCGTGGCTGCGCCAGCCAGGTTGCCGCCGACGTTGCCGCTGCCGGTGTTGTCGATGGGCAGGCTGGCCACCGCGCTGCTCACGGCGTCGGCAATGGGCGGCGCGGCTGCGTTGCCCATGGCGGTGCCGATGGCGTTCGACACGCTGTCTTTCAGGCCCTCCAGGGCCGACTGCACACCGGCCTTCACCACGGGCTCCAGCGCGCTGTCGTTGAGCTTCTGGCTCACCTGCTCGATCACGCCCACCATCTGCTCGCGCATGGCCTGGAGCTGCGCGTTCAGGCTGGTCAGTGTGCGATCGAACAGAGCCGACGTATCTGAGAACAGTCGCCCGCTGGCGTCGTACGCCTGGTCGTTCTTCTCCACGTCGGTGCCCGCGCCGCCCTGGCGCGTGAAGTCTTCCACGTTCAGGCCGAACGCCTTGGCCAGCGCCAGCGGGTTGCCCTCCTGCACCAGCTGGTTCAGCTGGGCGTAGGTCGCGCCCTTGGTGGCCCAGCCCTCCTGCCCGACACCGGCCACCGCGCCCATCACGTCACCGAGCACGTTCTGCGCCGCCTGGCCACCGCCCTGCGTGAGCCCGCCGAGCAGCTGGTTCACTCCAGGCGGCATCTGGCCACCGCCCGGCCAGTTGGTCACGAACACCGGGGTGCCCCCGCCAGCGGCAACGCCGCCGGGCAGCGCGCCGGACATGCCCGCGCCCAACGGCACGCCGTTGACCGGTAGCGACATGATGTTCGGCATACCGGCCGCGCCCTTGGCGTTGCCGCCGTAGGTCGCGCCCTGGCCGGTGCCGCCGCCGGACTCGAAAGCCACGCCGTTCGGCAGGGTGGCCCGCATGTGCTCGGCCGACCAGCCGATCTGGAGCGCACCTGGCACCGCGCCACTCACCGCTCCCAGGCTGGACAGCACGCTGCCCGCGTCGGCCGTGGAGAACAGGCGCTTGCTGGTGGCCTGGCCCTGCGTGATGATTTCCACCAGGTCGGACACCGCACCCGAGCAGTCGGACAGGCCCGCCGCCAGGTCGCTGCCGCCCCAGCTGTACTGCCCGCCGCTGTACTTGGCGGCGTAGGCGCTGATGGGGTCCAGCGCCGCACCCATGGCACCGGCAGGCAGCGCGTAGGTTGGTACGCCCGTCGAACCGGTCACCGCCGCCGTGCCGCCCGGCACCTTGGTGCCCTTGGTGCGCAGCCGTTCCAGCGCCTTTACCAGACTGGTGTTGTCGCTGTCGAGAGTGCCGGTGTACCCGCCTGGTCCCAGGCCCTGGCCAACCAGGTCGCTGATCTGCTGGTCGCTCAGGCCCTTCTTCTTGTTCCGCGCCCCCGTAATGGCCGTGACCACCGGGTCGTTCAGGCTGATGCCCGGCGGCAGGTCGGCCACGTTACCGGTCATGGCGAACTTCTGGAGCGCGGCGATGTCGACCATGCCCGGCAGTGCCGCCGTAGTGCCGCCCAGTGCCCCGCTGGCGGTCGGGGCGACGTAGGTGGTGGGATCGGCCCCGATCCACTTCTCAGGGTCGCCACCGAGCGCCTGGATGGCCGCAGCCGCTGCCTCGTAGGCGCGGTTGCGGGGCTTGATCGGCGTGCCGAACGGTCCCATGGTCTGGCCGCTGGTGCCCGCGCTGGCCTTGGCGATGGTGTCGGTGGCTGCGGCGGTCTGGGCCACCGCACCGACGCCGCCCTTACCGGCCAGCAGGTCACGAATCTGGATGAGCACGCCTAGCTCGGTCTCCGGCCCCGCCGGGCCGGGCAGCGCGCCGCTGCCGGTATGCACGCCGCCGTCGGCGTAGTACCGCTTGCTCAGCCCGCTACGGAACCGGCTGTTGAGTGCGTACACCCCGGCCGGGCCACCGATGCCGCGCACCGCCTCTGGGATCAGCACGCCCTCGCCGGGAGCCAGTACGGCGTTCACGATGTCGTGCCCCGGCGCGTAGCCAGGAATGACCATGCCGTCGGCACCGCCCGGTCGCGGAATCTGGAAGGGATCGGCCGCATTGTTGCGTGGCGGCGGTGCCCCAGGTACCGGCGGCAACGGCAGCGTGCCCGACTTGCGGAACAGATCGTCGTAGAGCTGGCCGACCGTGCCCAGCTTGGCGATGGTGTCGTTATAGCGGGCCTGGTCGATCTGGACGACGATGGTGCCGTCCTTGTTCTGCTGAATCTGGATGCCCAGCGCCCGCAGTTGGTCGAGCACTGCCGGGGCCAACGGGGCGGTGACGTTGATCGTCCCGTCCTGGTTGGTCTGAATCTGCGCGCCGATTTCCTTGAGGATGTCGAACACAGCCTGCCCGTTGGGCATGTTGATGTTGATGGGCACGTCGGTGGGAATACCGGCGAAGGCGTTCTCCACAGCGACCTGCGCGCCCGCCAGCCCGCCGAACTTGTCGGCCAGCTGCTGGAGCAGCGGTGCGGCCACGCTGGCGTTCTGGGCAGCGCCCAAGGTGTTGTCGCGGATGCTGGCCAGCTGCTGAGCGGCGATCTGCCCGGCCGGACCCATGCCGTTCAGCCGTCCGATCAGCGCATCGAACTGGCCCTGGCTGCCGGTGATGGTGGCAGCCATCTGCTCGGTCGTCATGCCCACGTCGCCCAGTGCGGTGGCGATGCCCTTGAGCGTGTTTTCGTCGTAGGCCCCGGCCAGCTTCTCGGGGATCGCGTTCACCTGCTCGCCCACCGCCGCCAGCGCGCTGGCGTCGATTGCGCCGCCCGACTCGGCCAGGGCGTCGTTCATTGACTTGATGGCCTGGCTGTTCAGCAGCATGGCCTGATGGCTGCGCTCGTTGGTGGCTGCCCACTTCTCGGCTGCGGCAGCCGCCGCCTCGGTGGCGATCTTGTTCTGGTTGACCAGTGCGTTGTACCCGGCCAGCGCCGCGCCCAGGCCACCGCCCACCAGCGCGCCGATGCCCGTGCCGACGCCGGGGATCACGCTACCGATGGTGCCGCCCAGCACCGCGCCGCCGCCGATGGTCTGCAAGGCCCCGAGCACGCCGCTGGTGGTGCTGGTGCCCGCGTTCTGCTGCATGGTGGTGCCGCTCAGCAGCAGGCTGCCGCCCAGCAGGGCGCTCTGCCCCTTGCCGAAGCCGCCACCGGCCGCGCCACCGCCCGCCGCTGCGGCGGTGTTCATGGCCTTGATCTTGCCGGTGATACCGCCGACGATGCCGCCGATGGTGCGCCACGCCAAGAAGCCCACCAGCACCGCCTGGAGCAGGCCGGGCACCTCGGCCAGGCTGCCGACCAGGCTGCCCGCTGCCTTGATGATGGGGAAGATGATGTCGCCCCACGCCTGGAAGCCCTTGATCACCTCGCGGATGGCAGGCCAGATGTCGCGCAGCAGGTCGCCCCACCGCTCCAGGTCGGCCCGGCCGTCTCGGAAGAACGCGGTGAGCTTGGCCTGGCCGCTGGCGCTGTTGGTCAGGTCGCTCATGGCCTTGGTGCTGCGCTCCAGCCAGCCCAGGAACCCGCCGTCGCCGGACAGGCTGCCGTCGAGCGCACCCGCCGCCTTGGTCAGCCCGGTGATCGTCTTGAAGACGTTGAGCACCGCGTTCCCGAAGGCCCGCATACCGTTCAGGCCCTCGTCAATCCACCGGAACAGGTTGCCGTTCGCCGCGTTCTTGGTGATGAACTTGTCCAGCCGCTCACTGCCGCCGGTCATCGCATCGCCCAGCCGGGGCAGGAAGTCGCTACTAGTGGCGGTGAGCTGGCCCAGGGCGTGGGTCAGCGGCTCGATTGCCTTGGTGGCACGGTTCTGGCCCTCGGCCGTGTTGCCGAAAATGCGGTCCAGGAAGCCCAGCGTGCTGTCGCTGCTGCCGACACGCATGGCCTCCTTGAACGTGTTGTTCCAGGCCCCGGCGATCTTCTGCGCGCCGGGCTTGACGCGCGGCAGCACCTTGGCGGCGAAGTCGTCCAGCTGCGTGTCGATACCCTCGAACATCGGCTGAGCGATGTCCTTCTGGAACTGGCGCAGTGGCCCGTTCGGGGCAGCCAGTTTGGCCACCTCCCGCGCCACCGCAGCGGCAGCCGGGGCCATCTTCTCCAGCTGCTTGTTCGCCTCTTCCAGCTTGGCCGGGTCGTCGGCGGCGTCCATGAGCGCCTTGACGGCATCGCCCATGCCCTTGAAGCCGATAACCGCCGTGCCGATGGCAGCCGCGCCGCCCGCGAAGATGCCGGGTAGCGCCAGCCCCGCCTGGCTGAGCTGCTGCACCGCGCCGACGATGTTGACAACGCCCGTTGCCACCGCTGGCAGCGCCGACGCGCCCAGGGCGATGGTATTCAGCCCCGTGGGGCCGGTGAGGAATCCAAGAACGCCACGGCGTCCGCTGCCGCCTCCACCGCCCCGGCCCCCGCCGCCACCGGCCGCACGCGCCGCCGCAGCCTGCCGGGCAGCCGACCGTTCGGCCTCGCGCGCCAGGCGCTCGTAATCGTTGACCTGGCTGTCAGTGGACGCCCGCGAGCGCGCAGCGGCGCGCACCAGCTCGGCGGTATGGGCAGCCTCGGCGCGGGCCAGGCGGCGCTGTGCAGCTTCCACCACGGGGCTGCGCCGCCCGAAGATGTTGATGGCCTCGTTCAGTTCGCGCTGGGCCTCGGACACGCTGCGGGTGCTGTTGCCCAGCCCGTCGGTGGCGCGGCGCTGGCGGTCGATGGCAGGCACCGGGTCGCGCCGGGGACCACCGTAGGCCCCTTGCACCGCACGCACCGCCGCAGCGGTAGCCGCCGCCTCGGTGGCCACGCGGCGCAGCTGGCGCACCTGCTTGTCGGCGCTGCGCTCGGCTGCGTTGCCGGTGTTGCGATACTCTCGCTGTACCTCGTTGAGCTTGCGGTTTACCTTGTCGAGTGTCGGCAACACCGCCCGGCGCACCGCCTCGCCCAGCTTTGCTGCCAGGTCGTCGGCATGGAGTTCAACGCCAAGGCTGATCTTGCCGACATCGGTCACGCGCTCAGGTTATCCCAGCACGTGGCTAATCCTGCTCGTCTGCCTCGATGCTGGCGGTAACAATCGCATTGAAGAGTTCGCCGACGGTATCCACGTCGTACTCGGCGTCGTCGGGATCCATCAGGCGGGAGAACACCCGGCCGTAGCTCTCGGGGCTCAGGTGCCGGGCGATGAACAGGCCGGTCAGGTCGTTCTTCACGCCCATGGACACGTACTTGCTGCTGGCCAAGCTGAACGCCGCCAGCGCCTGGCGGGTCGGCAGCCGGATGCCCAGCTTGTCGCCCTGGAACTCCAGGTAGTCGTACTTCCACTCCTCGCCGGTGGTGGTCACGTCGAACCGTGCCACCAGGGCCACCGCGTTGCCGGTGTCCTCCGGCTCGGTGGGCTCAGCCTGCACGGCCAGGTCGGCAGGCATGTCCTGCGGGGCCACGATCACCTCCGGCTCGTTGTCGGCAGCAACCTCGGCCAGCACTGCGTCCACGTCGGGGGCGGGCTCGTCCTTGCCGTCGTCCGGCGCGCAGTAGTCGGCCGGTGGCACCAGCTGCTCATCGGCCGGTGCGGCGTCTGCACGCGCAACGATCTTGCCCTGCGATCCGAACGTGGTCATTGGCCCTCCCGAGGCTTGGGGTTCGGGCGCGAGACTACCACCAAGGTCGGGTAAGTCACGTCATGTGGATGTCGGGGTCCGACGCCGCCACGCGCCGCGCTGCGTTGCGCAGGAACGGCCGGGACCGGACGCCGGGGTGCCAGACGCTCTTGCGGAATATCTCGCGCCCGTGCCAGAAGAAGAAGTGCAGCGCCTGGGCGTGCCGGGCGACAATGCGGTGAGGGCGGCTCCCCTCATGTACCGCTGCCGCATAGTCGGCCGTGGCCTCCACACCGCCGTCCACGTGGAACGGCCGGTAGCGCTGCGGTAGCTCACCGATGGTCCGTCCCAGGTTGCCGGTGCGCACGGGTACGTCGGCGCGGGCCTGCGTGGCAATGCGCCGGGTCAGGCTGCGGTGCTTGCCACGGAAGATCGCGCCGGACTGGCGTTCCAGCTCGGGCTCGTTGATGTGGATGCGCGCGGTGACCGGCACGGGCTACCCCTGCTGATCGCGCTGGTAGTCGTCCCAAGCGGCGATCAGCTGGTCGCGGTCCTTGCCCTCGATGGTGATGCCAAGGGCGCTGTGCGCGGCCAGGAACTCGGCCCAGTCCTCGCGGCTGGCGTTGCGCTTGGGCGGGTTCTCCAGGGTGTATGGGGTCAGGTCGGCACGCGACTGGTCGGCCTGCTCGTCGGCCTCAACCTCGGTGGCGGTGCGCTGCTCGGGCACCTCCACCACGAAGCCCCGTGCGATCAGGCGCTCCACGCGCTCGGTGCGCTGCACGGTGGCGCGTTCGCCCGCCGCCAGGAACGTGCTCGGCGAAAGGCGGCTGCCCTCGATAGTCACTCTGGCCATGGTGTCCTCCTCAGTAGCTGGCGTACAGGGTGCCGATCCAAGCGATGATGCCGCCCTCTGGACCGTACGGGTTGATGATGTCGGTGCCCACCAGGCGCTCGCTGTCGTCGCGCAGCAGCTGGCCAGCGGCGGCGCACAGCGCCTCCTCCACACGCCAGGCGGTGTCCATGCTGACCGCCGCCTCCTTGGCGTAGTCGGACCACCGAGGCTCCTGCTCGACCACCGCGCACCAGGCCACGCCGACCTCTACCGGCATCACCTTGAGCAGCTTGCAGTTCCCGACCTCCACCGTGGGGTTCGGGAACGTCTTGCTGCGGTAGCGGCGCTGGGCGCGCACCCATACGAAAGGCTCGTCGCAGCCCTGGCTCACGTGGCTGTCCCACGCGGCCAGCGGCGCGCCGTCGCCAGCGAAGAACCGGATGTTGGCGGTGCTGCCGACCATGGGCGGGCACAGCTGGTCCTTACGGAAGAACTCGGCCAGCGTGGTGGTGACGGCACCGACGACCTCCATGGCCGGGTCGGTGCGGCAAGGCTGCGTCATCAGACCACCGTAGGCGCGGACATCAGCGCGTTTGGGTTCACCGCTGCCAGCACCAGGTCGATTTCGGCCAGGCCGGTCTTGCCGTTGGCATAGATGGCCTGCGGGTCGTAGGCGCGATACGTCACACCCTGGCGGCTGGCGGTGGTCACGGTGCGCGGCAGACGGCACCGGCCCTCGTTGTCGAGAGCGTCCAGGAACTCCTTGGCCAGCAGGCCGGTCAGCGCGGCGAAGCTCTCGGGTACCGGGATGCCGCGCTGATAGGTCACCGCCCAGGTGCGGGCCTCGCCGCTTGGCCGACCCAGGTCTTGCGCGGGCCAGGGCGCGCCGACCCGGTAGAGCACGTTGTTCTCCACGACGTACCCGGCCGGTGGCACCACCACTTCGGCGATCTTGACTTCGGTCACGGCGTAGACAGGGCCGGGCAGGTGGACAGCGCGCGGGCCGGACACCTTGCACGCGCCCACGCAGCCACACGGCCAGCTCACCCATCCATCGCCTTCCCAGCTGAGCACGTAGCTGGTGACGCCGCCCGGTGCGAAGCCGGGCCAGTTGGGCATTTCGCTGCGGCACGGGCGCACAGTGGACTCGTAGAGGCCCCACTGACGGCCGGTGAGCGCCCACATGACCGCCACGGCCAGGTCGGCTGCGGCACGCTGCTCCAGCACCGCCTGGGCGTAACCAGGGTCGGTCGCCTCGGGCAGCGCCGGGAACTCAGACCGGTCGACCGGCCACGTAAAAGCCACGTGGTCAGACTATCCGGTGATACGGCAACAGCCCCGGCCATTGCGCCGGGGCTGTTGTCGCTTCGCTGATGGATGCAGCCTACGGGATCGCGGGCTGCTCCGGTGCGACGGCGGCGGGCGGCTCGGCAGCCGGGCCACCGTAATAGAAGTCCGGTGCGACGAACAGCGTGCTGGTCGCCAGCGGCACGGGCTCGGTGCCGGGCGTCGGCTCCGGCGGCGGCACCATGGTGCGGAACACGGTCAGGTGCTCCTTCTTGCTGGTGGGCGTCACCAGACGGCCGGGGTCGCCGGTCTCGTCCTCCTGCACGTTGTACGGACCCTTGCCCCAGTACGGCAGCGCGATAGTGCGGCCGGTCAGGGTGAAGGTCGACACCGTGGCACCAATGGTGATGTCACCAGGGGTCCACTCGGTGCCGCCGAACAGGAAGTAGCCGTAGCTCCGGCCGCTGCCAGCGGCGGCGAACACGGCGTCGGAGGTGGGGATGTCGGCGCAGTCCTCGTCAGACTTGCCGCTGGTCCACAGCTCCAGCGCAATGCCGAAGTCGGTCTCGATTTCCTTCTGGTCGCGGTAGCCAACGGGCAGGTCGTTGGCGTCCAGCACCGACTCCCAGCCGGTGAACATGGTCAGCAGACCGGTGTTCACGTTGCACAGCTCCAGGGCCGGGGTGTACCAGCGGCGCTCGGGCGGCGTGCGGTCGGTAAAGCACTCCTTGCCCTCGGCGTTGTCCTGCGTCAAGTCCTGGGCCTCCCGCATCACTGCGGTCAGGGTCAGGCTGACATAGCCGGACGTGACGAGGCGGTTGCGGGGACCGGCAATCGGCATACCGCAGCCGTTGATCTTCGTGGCACGAAGCCGCGTGCCCTTAACGGGCTGGATGCCAGGCATTGTCTGGTTCCTCCTGGGGTCAGGCGCATCGCGCCAGGTCGGCGGTGGTGTCCCGAAGCTGGCTCAAACACTAGGCGGCGACGGTGCAGCTACTCGGCCGGAGGCAACACGCCGCACGTCGGTTCGGGCAGCGGATGCTTGCGCCGCTCGTCTTGCAGCTGGGCCTCACGCTTGCGCAGCTCTGCGATGTCGTCGCGCAGCCCCTGCGTGCGCTCGTAGTACACACGGGTCACGTCCTCGTTCCAGGCCAGCCGCCTGGGATCGTTCGTGGGCAGCGCCGCAATGGCCGACGGCGGGTTCAGCTGACGATTGACCAGCACCCCGGCAGCGTCGTCCAGCTGGGCCAGGATGCCCCGCTGCTTGAAGCTGATTTCGTCGTTCTCGGCAGTGATCTGGCTGCGCGCCTTGAGCGCCGCGTTGAACTCGGTCTGGCACTGGGCCACGTCGCGGGCCAGGCCCCGATACTTGGCCTCTGTCTGGCCGGTCTGGAGCAGCACATAGCCCAGGGTGGCCAGCAGCACCAGCCCGGCCAACCACTTGCGATTGATGCCCTGAACATGATGCTGACGCCCGCCCGGCAACGGGTGATGCGCGTTCTCGTATCGACACATGGCATGGGCGTACACCCGCTGAGCCGCAATGCCCACCAGCAGCCCCGTCACAAACGGGAAGCTGTAGATCAGCTCAAGTACAGGCGTCACCGTGGTCCACCGCCCCCACCATCCTCGTCCCCCTTACTTCCGCCAACGTCCTCGGGAGCGAACGGCGGCGTGATCTCAGTGACCATTTCGGGGTGCTCGGCGGCGGTCACGCGCCCCACGGCATCAGCCTTGGCCTCGGCACGCTCGGCGGTCTCGCGGACCTCGGCGTCCTTCTTCTGCTTGTCGCTGCCAATGGCCGCGAAGAATGCACCGGCCGCAGTGCCCAGCAAGCCCACCAGGTAGTTCGGCGGCTCACCCCAGTAGTCACTGATGACGGTGGCGATGATGAGCACGACCAGCAGCACGAACGTGAGCATCGTGTTCGATGCCCACGACCGGTGACGGGGGCCGTCCCATGGGTTCGTCACCGTACCGACGGGCCGATGCCTACACCGCCGGTATCGACAGTGACCGTCTTAGCCGCCGCTGTGGTGATGCCGAATACCTGCGCGACGGCGGCGCTGATCAGTGCCCAGCGCACGTCGTCAACCACGCCGTAGTACAGCAGCACCGCTCCCACCGGGGCCACGATTGCATACAGGGCCACGCGCCACGGGCTGGTCGCGTACAGCAGAGCGAACAGCAGCGTGACCGTCGCCACGGCCAGCTGGAGCCACAGCGTCACCGCGTCGGCCGTCAGCAGCCCGAAGGCGAACAGGAACATGACCAGGCCCGACGCCAGGCGGTACCAGCCCTCCCGCCAGCTCGCCGGGATACGGGCCTGGAGCCATGCGCGGACGCTGAGTGCGGTCTGATGACCGGTCATCAGCTACTCCTTGGGTGCGTTGATTGCGGCCACCACAGCCGCCTTGCTTTCGAGCTTGGTGGTGTCCAGGTCCAGCTTGTCGGCTGCGTAGGCGTCCAGCTGCTTGCGGGTCCAGTCCACCGTGGGCTCGCCGTCAGGGTATGCGGGCTCCTCGGCCGGTGTGGTTACCTCGGCGGTCGGCGTTTCGCCGCCCTGCGGCTCGCTGGGGGCCGAAACATCGGCCTCTGTGGGCGCGTCCACCGTCTCGGTGCCGGTGTCGCCCTCGCCGGGCTGCGGTGCCCAGCCACCGGGGTCGCTGCCCAGGGCGGCGTCCTGCTCGGCCAGGCTGCCCGACACCACCGACGCGCGCATGGACTGGACCATCATGCCCTCAGTGGGCGGCGTCTTGGCGTCCTTGACGTTCTGGATGACCTCGGCGTGCGTGGGCGGGTGCGCCAGGTCGCCGCCTGCGCTGGTGGCGTCTCCGGTGTACACCTGGCCCCGGTTGTGCAGCACGGTAGCGTTCGGCACCTGGCCGACGTACTTGTTCGCGCTGGTGTACTGGTCCACCGGGGTGTGCCAGTTGGCGTTATCCGCGCCAGGGTTGACGTTCGGATCGGCCGCGACGGTTGCCGCTGCCGCCCCGGTGTCGCGTCCGGCAGACCACACGTCGCCCACCTCGTCGCCGTCGAGCAGGCCCGCCGCCTGGGCATTGCCCACCGGCACGCGGTACTTGCGGCGCGGGCCATCGCGGGTGATGGTCTCGATACTGGCAGGGCCACCGATTTCGACAAGCTCCTGCAAGGCGGGGCCACGCAGGCTCTTGTCCAGGAAGTCGATGGTGGCGAACCCTCCGTCGACAGTGGCGATGATTCCGGCAGGCATGTCGGGCTCCTTACGGGGTGGGCGTGATGGTCACAGCGGCAATGACCGCCTCGTATCCAACCAGGACGCTACGCTCAGCCACGGCAGCGAACAGGTTGTGCTTCTCGTCAATGGCGGTGCGCACGGTGGCCTCGTCGCGCCAGCCGTAGGGCTGGCTGGTGGCCACGATGGTGTCCTCCAACCCGTCCACGTAGCCGCCACCAACCACCCAGATATTGCCCAAGGGGCTGGTCCAGGTGGTACCGGACTTCTTGAACAGCGCGCCGGTCGGATCCTGGCTGACCCACTGCGCGCCGATGTGGAAATACACCTGCGTGTTCGTCAGCGCCGCAGCACCTTCCAGCGCGCCGACCGCCAGCGCCAGGCTGGCGGCGGTGGGGATGGGCGTCTCCAGATCGGCGGCGTCCAGCAGCATCCGCGCGGCGAACTCGCGCTCCACTGCCACCTGCTCCTCCAGGCGCAGCACCTGGGCGGCGCGGGCTTCCACCTCGGCCCGGCTGGGCGCGGTCAGGTCGCACTCGTCGTACGCCCAGACCGTCACGGGGTAGAAGGGGTCCAGGTTGTCCGGCCGGTCTCCGGTCTTGAGCTGATCGGCCGGGTCGGGCGTGCCGCACCAGGGCGCGTTCCAGATGCCGAAGCTGCCCTCGCCGCCGTAGTTGCCGCCACTGCGGAACTCCACGCCGTGGTGCCACCGGTTGTCGGCGTCGGTCTGCCAGGTGCCCACCGCGCCGTACAGGCCGTAGGTGGTCGGGTTGAGCGGGGGCGGCGTGAAGTGAACCACGTCGATGACATCAACGGGGGCGGTCATGTGTCCTCCTGGTGAGACGAGAGAAGGCGGGCAATGCGAGCGGCCTCGGGTTGCTCACATCGCCCGCCTTCAGTCTTGACGTAGCTGCCAGCCCTACGGTGCGGGCTGGTTCGCGGCCAGGTACTCGCGCTGACCGATCGCGCCGGTCACATCGAGCGGCACGGTCACCAGAACGGACTCGCCGCAGCGCTTGCCGACGGCGATGGCGTCCTCCGTGAACATGCGGGTGAAGCGGTTCACCTGCAACTGCTCCTTGGGGTACATGACGCCCAGCTCGATGACGTTGCTCATCGAACGGAACCAGGTACCCGCCGGGTACAGCACCAGCTGAACCGTGCTCGGCCACACCAGCGTGTCCAGGTTGCCGGGCAGGCCCGCAGCACGGGTCTGCCAGTCACCCACGAACTGGAGCGCGATGTTGCGCGCTGTCAGCCATCCGAGGATCTGGGCGTCGGACACCGCGAAGGTGTCGGTGCCCTCGCGGAACGCCAGGTCGGCGCGCAGCACCTCGAAGAACCAGCTCGGGGCAATGCCCTCGATGGTGGCGGTACGCGACAGACCCCGCTTGAGCCGGATGTTGGTGGCCATCAGCGCAAGGCTGTTGAGCACCGACGCCACCGAGCCCATGACGCTGGTCGGCGGGATCACCTTGGCGGCACCGGAGCCCGCCACGATGTTCAGGATCGACCGGCGGGACAGCGCCCGCAGGTGCTCCTGCGTGAGCGAGCGCATAAACCACTCGATCAGCTCCGGCCAGCCCTGCTCCTGGAGGATTCCGGCCTCCACGCACCAGCCCACCGCGTTCAGGCGGATTTCGTCAAAGTCCTCGGGGCAGGGGATTTCGACGCACTGCTTGATCGCGGTCGGGGCACCGGTAACGGGGTCGGTGGCCTCCAGCTCAGGCTCGGTGAAAAACCACTCGAAGTCCTCGAAGATGCCGGACAGATCAGGCTCGCGCGGCCAGCGGATACCACCACGGTTGATGGTGATTTCCGGCAGCGAGAGCAGGTCGGTGGCCTCCGGCACGTCGCAGAAGTCGTACAGCTGCTCCGACGGTGCGCACCAGCCACCGGCAGCGGTGAGGGACTGCGCGGTGACGCGCTCACCCTTCACCAGGCTGGTGGCCTTGTTGATGGCCGCGACCAGCGCGTGCGGGTTGTCCACGACCTCCACGTCACGGGTCAGGGCAGACACCACCTGGGCGCTGAACGACTGCCCGTCGATGTGCTTGTCGGGGCGGTTGCCACGCACCGACCGGCTGCCCGGCCGGATGGTGTCGAGCTGCTTGGCCAGCTGCGCGAAGCCCACCTTGGTGTCGGGCTTGTAGCCAGGGACACCCGGCTGCACAACCCAGCCCGGCGTCGACTCTTCGCCCTCGGTGGGCGAAGGCGGCGCACCGGTTACGGCAGCGCCGAAGTTGACCGGCCGGTTGCCGTTGGTGACAGCAGGCGGGGCGCTCGCCGCGACCGGAACCTGCGGCGCGTCGGCCGGGGCCTCGGGCGCTGCACCACCGGCATCGCCCTCGGGGGCTTCCGGTGCCTCGTCGGCTGGGGCCTCGGGGGCTTCCGGCGCGGCGGTGGCGGCGTCGGCCTGGCTGAGCAGACCGGCCACCTCGTCGGCGTCGGCGGGCTCGGCCAGGGCGGCGGTGGCCTGCGCGGCGGTGATGGTGTCCACGTCGCCCAGAAGCGACTTCAAGCGGACGGCATCAGCACCGGTCAGGGTCTCACCGGCCGCGTGGCGGGCACGGATTTCGTTGATGTCGGCCTGAGCACTTTCGAGCAGCGCAGCCAGCTCGGCGGCGGTCTCGGGCAGGGCCTGCGGCATCTGGTGCGCAAACTGGCCGACCTTGCGGGTGCTCACGCCGTAGTGCGGAGCAGGGGAGACGAACACTGCGAACTCCTTGTCTCAAGCAGCGCCAATATGGTTCTCGGTGATCGTCCCCCGGTACATAACTCGGGCGGGAACTCTCTGCTGGCCAAACGTAGACGACGGGCGTGCAATCACGCGGTGGCTGGCCGTTTGCGCAGCCGCCGCACCGTGCCGCCACCGTTCAGAACGACCTGGTTGTGCGCCTCCTGGTAGAAGGCGTACGGCGGCTCCCCGGCGTCGGGGTCGGCCGGGTTCACGCCAACGGGCAGCGTGCCGCCGTCGTTCGGCAGCACCACGTAGTAACCGATGGTGTCGTTGCGATTGCTACCGGCACCACCGCCGCACCCGCACCCCATCAGGCACCGGCCTTCGCGTCGGCCTCGGCCAGCAGCTCGGCCACCTCGTCGTTCGGCGTGGGCATCGGCCCCAGCTTGTCGTCGGCCTTGGCCAGCAGTGCGGCCAGCTCGGCGTCGGTGTCGCGCTGGGCCAGGGCAGTGGACACCGCGTTCTTCACGATGTCGGCAATGGCATTGGCGCTCAGCGTGTTACCACCCTTGGTGGCGGCACCGCGCGGGTTCGGCCCCAGGCTGGCCACCAGCGCCAGCGGCTGGCCCTGGTCGCCCTCGCGGCCACGCACAGCGAAGCCGGGCGTGTTCACCGCCAGCGCGGCCACCAGCTCCAGGCCCTGGCCGAAGTCCCGCCAGTCGCCGGACAGCGGCGCGGCCAGTCCCATTTCGATCTGCTCGGCGGTGGCCCAGGGCGCGGCCACGCCGCTGAACCAGATGCCGTGTGCGTCCTCACCTACGCGCACCAGGGCGAAGCACGTACCGGCGGTGTCGTAGTGCGCCGCCGCCACCTGGCCGCTCACGTGGTCGGGCGCGTGGCCACTGCCCACCGTGAGCCGTCCTACCGGCAGGCTGGTGCCGTCGTCCAGACGTACGGCCGGACTGGTGTGGAACATGCTGTACCCGGTGCGGCTGCGCGGGGCCACCACGCACTCGGCCTGGATGCTGCGGTGGCACGCACCGAAGCACGCCAGGTGACCGAAGATGCGCCCGGTCGATTCATCCATGGTGGGCAAGGTGGGGCCGGTCAGCTTTGGATCGGAGAACAGCCCGGCGGCGTACACGCGGGGCCGGAAAGCCTCTGCGGCGCTGGCCACCAGGGCGGCGTCCCGGCTCTCGCTCTCCCCGGTGAACTCGATCATGGTGTCGCCGAACGCAGGCGTGGCCACCATGGTCGTGCCGATCAGCTCGGCGGCGGTAATCGTCTGAATCACCTTGGCGTCGATGGGCATGTCCCACCACTGCTCCTCGGTGATTTCGTTGCCGTCCTCGTCGGTCAGCTTCCACTCGGTGCGCGCCAGGTCGACGCTCGGGCGGCTGACCTTGTGGCTGGCCTCGTTGAAAGCCTCGTCGGCCTCGGTGGTGTTCAGCCAGTAGCCGGACCCACGGATGGTGTCGCCGTCCACGCGGGCGCTCTCGATGACGCCCACCGTGAAGGCGTCCTCATGGCCATACCCGGTCTGCTTGGTCCACATCATCGGCAGCGGCGGGGTGCGCACGCTGAACTCGATGTCGGTAGCCAGCATCCGGCCGTCGCTGGTCTCGATGCCGACGAAGGCAATGGGCTGGTCGGTGAACACGCGGAACGTCTCAGCGGCGTCCTCGTCGGCGGCTGCGGCCAGTGCGGCGGCGGTGTCGGCCGGGGTGGGCTGCGGCATGTCGTACTCCTGTTCGCTCGGTGCGGCGCTGGCCGTTCGACCTACGCCGTCCTCGTCGTCGCGGGCGCGGATCGTGCCCTGCTTGGCCCGGCGGGCAATCTCGTCGGACTGGCTACCCTGCCGGTTGACTTGCACGCTGTCGCGCCCGTTAAGGCGCTCGGTGTGCCGGTCGACCTCATCGGGCAGCTCCTCGTCCGGTGCCAGGATGCCGACCCGGCAGCGGCAGTTCTTGACCTCTGCCGCCGGGCCTGCGGGGTCCGCTGGAAAGTCCAGCAGCGCGGCACCGACCGTGAACTTACCGGCGAGGGGTGCGCGCTGGCCGTCGGCGGCGAAGTGCGTATGCCGCGTCTTGCCGTCGATAGTGGCGATCCACACCTTCTCCAGCACGTCCTCGGACTGCGCCGCCGCGACCACCACCGCCGCGTTCTGAATGCCCGCCGCCTGGTAGCCCTCGTTACGGGCTACGTCACGCAGCTCGGGGCTGCCAGGCGTGAGCACTGCCGCCGCCGCCTCACGCTGGCGGGTGACGTACACCTCGATCACGGGCACGCCGCTGTCGGTGTGCATGGGGTCGTACTGGGCGGCGTCCACCTTCACCGCTGCCACCGCCGCCTGGACCTTGGCCTGCACCACCTTGGGCACCGCTGCCACGTCCGGCCGCTGCGCCGCCACGAAGTCATCGCGGGCCTGGCGCAGCTCGGGCACGCTTTCCACGATGTCCGCAGCCCGCTGGATGTCAGCCTCAGCTACCGAGCTTGTCGAAGTAATCGACCGAACGACGGACGCCGGAACGACAGGGCGTTCACGTCCAGTCAAATTGATGTCTGGCAAGGGAATATCCATACCTTCCATTCCCTCTACCAGCGACAATGCGTACAAATTTGACATACCTGCTAGGATCAACTCAGTCGAGTGTTGATCCCAGAACCCGGCAGTTTCATCTATCCCTCCCGGCTCCGGTGGCAAACTTCCATCCGCAGTGAGAGCGTTGTTTTCGCTGGTGGCCAGCTCGGGAAGAACAGCAGCGCGGGCCTGGTTACACCAGGTGTTCAGCACCTCGGCGTACAGGTCGGCAATACCCGCCTCCACCTCGATGGTCCGGTTCAGCGCCTCACCAGGCAGCGGCCACATCAGCACACCTCCGCGTCGACAACCTGCATGGTCAGCTCACGACGTACCTGGGCGCGCACGGTGCGGCGCAGCGCCTCGGTTCGCTCGCTGTCGATACCGAGCAGCGCCAGGGCCTCCTCTTCCAGGCCCTCGTCCCAGCCGTTGATGAGCCGTGGGATGTCGGCGTCGGGCACCGGTCCCATCACGCGGTGGTAGTCGTGTGGTGCAATGCCCGCGAGCCGTGCCTTCTGGGCACTGTCGCGCACGTTCACGCGGCGCTTACCGGCCAGGCCCAGCGCCCGCGTGGTGAGCAGCCGTTCGGCCAGCACCATGTCGGCAACGCTGCTGACGCGGGCGGCGGCTTCGGCGTCGTTCTCGGTGCCGGGCTCGCTGCCGGTGCTGTCCTGCTCGTCGTCGTCCTGGTCCTCGCCCGGCGGCAACGCAGGCTGTGGCGTAGGGAAGTCCAGCTCGCCCAGGTCGGTGCCCTCCAGCAGCGGGGCCAATGTGGTGATCAGTGTCGGGTTGGCCACGATGGCGTCGCGTGCCCACGCCTGGGCACCTTCCAGGGTCTCCAGGTCGTACCCGTCGTCATCGGCAAGCCCCAGGTAGCGGCGGTAAGCCTCGTGGGTGATGGCACCCTGCTCCTTGGCGGCGGTGGCCTCGTCGGTCTTGTCAGGGTCGACGGTCAGCCCGCTGGCGTCGTACCAGAGCACGTACTTGTCGGGGTCGATGCCTTCGGCCTTGAGCGTGGCCACCAGCACCTCGCGGTAGATGGCCGCGCACAGCACCTCCATCACGGGCTTGATATGCAGCTGTACGTCCTCGTCACCGATCTGCCACGCGCTCCAGTGGTTGCTGTTGCTGCCCAGGCCCAGCAGCCGCTCGGGGCTCACGTCCAGGCCCATGGCCAGGCGCGCGATGGCGTCGTTGCGCGTCTTGATTTCCACCTCGGTGATTTCGTTACCGATCTTGAGGTGGAAAATCTTCTGCAAGTGCTCGCCGGGCACGGTGGCCAGCAGCGGGATGAGCGCCGCCTGGCTGTCCTCGTCATCGACCGCCGCCGCTGCCGTCTGGAACAGCAGGTTGCTCAGCTCGTCGGCGGCGGGCACGCCAGTGACCACCGGTACCGGCGCGCCGGGCTGGTTGTCGGCGGTGGGCGCGTGGGCGCTGGGCAGGCTGAGTTCCTGCGGCAGGAACACCACGCCATTGCCGATCAGCCGAGACTTGCTGGCGTTGCGGATCTTCTTGGTGGTGCGGATGATTTCGCGCAGGCTGTCCAGGCAGGCGCGCACGGGGCTGTCGGGCTCCTTGGCCCGGCGCGGGCGCGGATTCCACACGCGGAACATCACGTCGCGGTTCTTGCGATATTCGTGGATGGAGCCGTCGGGCAGCTCGATGTCGGTCTTACCGCCGCCCTTGTTCTTCACCTCGTCGTTCGTGACGACGTACCAGTTATGACGCACGCTGCCGTCAGGGTGGCGGTCGCCCTGGTCAAGCAGGCAAATACGATGCTCTCCCGGCACGGTAAGGCATTCGGCGGCGCGCTTGATCAGCTGGGACTGCCCCAGCGGACCCCCGGCCATGTTCCGCACAATCTCCAGGAAGCGCAGCCCGTCGGGGTCGTCCTCACGGATGCCGCCCGTGGGTCGGCCAGTGTCGGGGTCCAGCTCACTGGCCACCAGCTCGACACGGGAGCAGCTGCTGGCACGCCAACCGACGTAGTAGCGCAGTTCGCCCACCAGGTCCATGCACTCCCAGGCTTCGTTCTGCCAGCTGCTGCGCGCCGACACGCCCGTCACTGCCTTGGTGGGGTTCCGGCCGGGGTCCATGGGCTGGCTGGCAGCGGTGAGCGAGCGCCGCGCCGGGCTGCCCTTCGGGCGGCGGGAGACGCGCAGGGTGGAGGCAGCCATGTGGGCCAGGTTATCGCCTAAGCGTGCGGTTATGACTCATCGTCGCCATCGTCGTCAACGATCTCCATGTCCTCGGTGTCGGCAAACCGCGCGCACAACCCGATCAGGTGGCTGACAGCCAGGGCTACGCTCAGGTACTGCGCCACCGGGTTCTGGTGGAAGTACAGCGGAACCCACGCGGTGCCCAGGGCCAACCACATGCCGACGCACCACGGGCACTGGACGAAGTACATGGCGGTGTTCCAGCGCACCATGCGGCGCTGGTACTGCTGGGCGCGCACCTCCTGGCCATGGGCGCGGGCTTCCAGCATGACCAGCCGCGCCTCGCGGGCCTTGCCTGCGATGGCCAGCCGGGGCCGGTCCAGGATGGTGTCGGCGTTGACCAGCCGGGTAAGGCGCATGACCGCCAGCGCGTAGACGACCAGCACCAGCACGAACTCTCCGAGGCTCATGGCTGGATGCTATCAGCAGTGCTGGCACTTACCCGCAAATGTCGGTAGTGTGCCACCATGCGCATCCTCGGGATTGACACGTCGCTCACGGGCACTGGGCTGGCCCGCATCGACCTCGCCACCTGGCCCCCGAGCAATCCACCACGCCAGGATGACGAGACGGTGGTGTTCACCGCCGACACCGCCACCGTGAGCGCGCCCGGCCCCACCAAGGACAAGAGCAAACGTGCGATGTGCCGCCGGGTGAATGCGCTGGTTGACCAGATCGAATGGTGTTTTCAGGACGGAGAGAAGCCCGACGCCGTGGGCAGGGAGGCGTTGGCGTACGGAGCCAAGGGTGCCAGCGCGTGGGTGCTGCCGTGGGTATTCGGCCGAGTGATCGAGCTGTGCGAGAAGTACGACGTACCACTGACGATTGTCGGTACCAGTCAGCGCGCGAAGTTCGCCACCGGCAAGGGCAACGCCGACAAGGAGACCGTGCTGTTGGCCATCGCCAAGGCACTGCCGGAGGCCGATCCTCGCAACAACAACGAGGCCGACGCGCTGACCGTGGGCGCGGTGGTATGTCAGAGCCTGGGCCTGCCCATCCTGCCGGTGACGCAGTATCGGCGCGATGTGGTCGAAGCGCTGGAGAACTAGAGCTACTTGCCGATGTGGCGGCGCATCCAGGCGGGCGGCGGTGCCGTCTTGCGGTCGACCGGCGCGGCGACGTGCATCTGCGACCCGGCCATTTCCATCAGGATGTCGTGGACGATGATGGCCGCAGCTACCCGGTCGGGCTGATGCTGGCCCATCTGCCAGTCGCACGCCTGCTCCTCGAAGATGGCCAGGCTGCCCTCCACGGTGCGGCACCGGCCGGTTTCCAGCGACTGGCTGAGCCCGCCCGCGCGGGCCACGGCGTCGGCCTTGTTCGCGCCGCGCCAAGGCTTGATCTGGAACGGCGGGATGTCGGTAAGTGCGCGCTGCTCCACGGGCGTCAGCAGGGCACCGCTGGCCCGCTTGGCTACTGCCTCGTTGTGGATGGCGGTGTACGCCTGGCGCACCACGCGCACGTACGTCTTGGCGGCGGTGTAGCCCTCCACAGCGATCACACGGGCACCCTGCTCCAGCGCCAGCAACACGCCCTCGCGCGCCCACTGATCGGACGTGAACATGCCGGATCGATCGTGCGTGAGCGCCACCTTGGCCATGCCGTCGTGGAACAGAGCACCGCAGACGATGCCGGTTTCGTCGCCCTCGCCGCTGTCGGCCGGGTCGATGCCGACCACGCTGGCCACCGGGTAGCTGGGCGGCTGCGGCAACCGTGGATCGAACCAGGCCCGCTGAAAGATGCCACCGGCAGGATTGCGCGGGCTGCCCTGGTAGAGCGCGTACCAGGTGCGCTCGCCCACCTGCTTGCGCGTCTGGGCGAAGTTGCGCTTGGCCTCGGGTGTGTCACGCGCGGACACCATGGGCGTGCCGTACGGGCGGTTCAGGGCGTCGGGAATGCCCTCTTCGGCGATGGCCGGAATGTTCAGGTGCCGCCAGGTGCGCTCGTCAGGCTCCAGCAGCTTCTCACCGGCCAGCACCTTGCCCGCCAGGTCTTCGGGGTGCCAGCGGGTCTGAATGAGGATGATGCTGGCGTCCGGCGCGAGACGGGTCAGCGCCACCGAGCTGAACCACAGCTCCACGTTTGCGCGGTGGGTGGCGCTGTCGGCCTCCATCATGTTCTTGAACGGGTCGTCAATGATCAGCAGGTCAGCGGGCATACCGGTGATGGTCGCGCCGATGCCTGCCGCCAGTAGCCCGCCAGCACCGCCCTCCACCGACCAGAAGCTGATCTTGTTCGCGCCCTGGGCCAGCCGGAGGCCGATCTTGTCCTCCACGGCCAGGCCGGTCAGCGGGTCGGTGATGCCAGCGCCGTGGGTGCTGATGACCTCTCGGGCGGTGCGGCTGTGCATGTCGGCCAAGGGCTGAGCGTAGGTGGCCAGGATGATGCGCCGGTTGGGGTTCAGCTGGAGGGCACGCAGCGGTGCCCATACCGAGCACAGCGAACTCTTGCCCTCCTGCGGCGGCATGGACACCGACAGGTTGATCTTGCGGTGGCTGTTCAGCACGCGCTCAATGCTGTTGCTGATCATCGCCAGCGCCGGGGTGATGCGATAGCCGGGCGTCACCGCCGCTGCCATTTCGGCCGGGTGCCGGTACTTGGTGCGCACGGTGGCGCGCGTCTCGGCGGCGCGCAGTGACCGCAACATGGCGGCGCGTTGCTCGGGTGGCCAGTTCTTCGTCTCGGCGAAGATCGTCTCGGCCTTGGCGCTGTCGAACGTACCGTCGGACTGCCAGACATCGACGGCGGGGTCACCGCTGCCGTTGTCGGGAAACTCCAGCTCAGGCGGGGGCTTCCTAGCCATCGTCACCCATGGACATGAACGCCGCCAGCACCGGCTCCAGCTCGTCAGGATGGCCCTTGAGCACCGCCACCTTGCCCGGCTCCGGCGCGATAACCGAGCCCGCGACCACCAAGGCGCTGGGGTAGGCGTCGGCCAGACGGCGGCTGGCGGTGAGCCGACCTTTCACCCACGATGGGTTCTGCTCCCGGCCGATGGCCTTGCTGCGCTTCTTGCGCCAGCCCTCGGCGGCGTCGTGGTCGAGCAGGCCCAGCATCACGGCATAGCCCGCGTCGGCGGTGGCCTGGATGAAGCGCTTATTGGCCAGCCGGGCACCTTCGGCCAGCAGCAGGTCGTACGGCTGCTGCTGGACCCAGGGCACCGCCTTGTCGATGATGCTGCTGGCCAGCGCGTCGGTGCCACTGAACGCGCCGCGCTGCTTGCCGATTTCCGCGCCGACCACGGCACCGGTCACCCGGTCGACCAGCTGATCATGTGGCACGGTGTGCTCCCACGGGCTGCGGAGCAGGCCCTTGGTCAGCGCCGCCATAAGCGTCGACTTGCCCGAGCCGGGCTGGCCCACCAGGTAGATCATCCGAGGCGTCATGCCCGTCAGGATAGCGCACATGCCCGCCCTAGTCGGGCAAGTCAATACCGGGGCCGGGACTGCTCCTGGAGTCGCTTGCTGCCGGACATGCCGCGCCAGTCGTTCATGGCGTCCCGTGGCCCGTACTCGCGCAGCTTGCTGTCGTCGTCGCCCATGCGCTGCGGAAAGCCCGTTTCGCCACGGGCCAGCCGGTCGGCCATTTCCTTCTCGCGCTCGGTGCGCTTGCGCCGCCCGTACGCCGCCTCCTCGGCCGCGACCCGGCAGGTTTTCATCCCGCGCAGCGCGTAGTACACGCAGCTGATGCGATAGCCCTCCTTGGCCTTCACCCGCGTGATCGGGGTGACGCCATGCACCAGCCGGTAGCCCTCGAAGAACGTCACGCTGCCGTCGCCGCACGGGACCACCACGTCGTACTCCGGCAGGTGCAGATGACCGCCACGGGTGCCCCGGCGCACGACGGGCATGGCGCTCCAGACCGGGAAGTTGAAACCGTCGCGGTGGTAGGGCAGCTGGGCGGTGTCGTTCACGACGCCGCTGGTCCACAGCTTGGCCTCGCCCAGCCGCCAGTCGTGCAGCACGCTAGTTAACTCGTTCTCACCTCGTTTCACCAGCTCAGGGTCAATGGCGCCAAGCCCGGCAGCAAACTGGTCAGCGTAGCTTTCCAGCACCTGCTCGATCTGCGGGTAATCGCGCCCCAGGGCGGTGATGCTGCACGCCTCGCGCCAGACAATGGGCCTGCGAGGCGCGTAGCCGAACGTACGGCTCCGGCCGTTGGTGGTGCTGGCGCTGCCCCCGGTGTCGATGGCCAGCAGTGCCCGGCGCAGCAGCGCGGTGTTCTCCAGCCGCAGGTAGCCCAGGATCGGCTCGCGAGTGTCGGCGTCGTGCAGCACAGTGCCGGGCTTGAGGTCGCTGGGCTCGCGCTGGGGCACCATGTCACCGACGCAGGCGGTGGCCTGCTCGGGCGTGGCCACCCTGGGGATGTAGACCCGTGTCAGCTCAGTCGTCGTCATCGGTGAACCCCGCCGGATCCTCGGCCAGCAGCTCGTCGGCGGCAGTGCCCAGGCGCTCGGCGTCGGGCGGGGCCTCGGTGCCCGTCCACTGCTCCAGCAGCGCCACCACGGCGTCGGTGTTGGTTTCCACGTCGAACTCCACGCGGGCGCGCTCCAGGGCCTGCTGCACCCATACGAAGCGGTTGACCGGCAGCGTGAGCACCACCATGCGCGTACTGCCAGGGTCACCGGTGGCTTCGCCGTCGGTGCCGTCACCGCTGGCGTCGTCGCTGCCCGTGCCCTTGTCGTCCTTGGCGAAGGGGTCACCCATGGGCGGCAGGTCGCTGCGTTCCTCCAGGATCGCGTTCAGGTCGTCCAGGTCGGCGTCGGTGAAGCCCAGGCCCTCGGTGTCACCGTCGAATCCGGCCACCAGCTCGGCCAGTTCGGCGTCATCGAACCCGCCCAGGCGTCCGGTCTGGTTGTCCGCAACCACGATGCGCTCAGCCAGGTCGGCGTCCACGTCGACCCAATGCACCAGCATCTTGCGCCAGCGCGCGTCGTTGGGCTCGGTCTCGGCCAGCTCGCGGAAGGCCATCAGGGTGTGGTTACCGGCCAGCACCTCGGCGGGTCGGCCGGTATGGGTGCCGACGTTGGCCGTGATGGGCTTGTACTGATTGTGACGCCGCAGGCTGGCCATGATCGCGGACACGTCGCCGCGCCGTGGATTGCGATGGAACAGGTTCAGCTGGGCTGGCGGGACGCTGGTCGTCTTGCCAACAGTCGAGGTCGAGGCCATGGCCGGAGCATAACCGACCAGCTGCCGGAGGAGTTGCGAGCGCGGAGGATACAGGGTTAGTCTAAATTCACGGAGCCGGACACCGGGGGCGGTACCAGGGGTGGACGTAAAAGATGCTCTGACCTGCAAAAATTGGTTTCCGTGGTCGTCTTGACTTACCCGACTAAGGCGGGTTAGTGTGTTCACATCAGCACAGCGGGACCGCCCCGCTACGCACCAACCAAGGAGGGCAAAATGCCTGCAACCGTTACCTTCACCGCCACCGCCCCCAACGGCGCGACCTTCACCCGCACCAGCGGCACCATGGCCTACACCCACGTGCTGATGACCGGCAACCAAGACGGCACCAGCTGGGGACCGTACAGCTGGCACAAGTCCGCAGCCGCCGCCGAGAAGGCCCGCAGTGGCAAGGTCGGCGCGTACTTCGTGGAGCAGGGCTACCAGTCCGACGTGGTGCCCGCCGTGCCCACCAGTGTGCAGGGCGTGGTCAGCGTGGGCGACTTCGCCGCCGCCGATGGCTGGCAGGAGGAGGCCATCAACGCGCTGATCGAGGCCAAGAACGCGCCGAAGGCCAAGGGCACCAAGACCGCCACCAAGAAGGCCAGCAAGCCCGAGGCCAAGCTGCCCGAGGTTGCCGCCGACCCCGAGCCCCAGCCGGTCGACGCTGCCGACCCCGAGGGTGACCTGGAGGAGGCCCTGGCCGAGCTGGACACCACCGAGGCCGAGCCCGAGGCCGATGCCACCATCGAGCAGGTGGAAGCCGAGGTCGACGCTGCCGACAAGGTGGCTGCCCGCAAGGCTCGCCGTGCCGCCCGCCGCGCCGCCAAACGCGCCAACGAGACTGCCGACGCCAAGGCCGAGCGGCTGGCCAAGCGCCGCGAGCGCCGCGCCGCCCGTAAGGCTGCCGCCAAGGACGAGGCGTAAGCCTCCAGGGCCGGGGCCGGGCAAATTGCCTGGTCCTGGCCCTGCCAGCGTCTTGACTTACCCGCCTTAGTCGGGTTAGTGTGTTCACATCAGCCAGGCGGGACAGCCCCGCCTCCGCGACCCAAGGAGCCACCCATGAGCACCAAGCCCGCCAACGGTCTGCCCACCGCCCCGGTCATCAGCCGGGCTCTGCACCGCGACTTCGGCATCATCTGCCAGCCGATACACCGCGCCGGGTACAGCGCGCACCGTGGCAACGGGCGCACCATCCCGGCCAACGTGTGGGTCAGCGTCAGCGACCTGGACAGCGCCAACGTCCGCAAGGCCAAGGCCCTGGCCGACGACATGATCGCCGTGGGCTACCAGGTCGACCTGGCACCCGGCAGCTCCATCATCTACGTGCGGTCGGTGCCCAGCGCCAAGGACGCCGCCGCAGCCATCGCCCGCATCCAGTCCGAGGAGGCATAGCCGCCATGTACGACCCCGCCAACGTCACCGAGCCCGCAGGCTGCGACAGCTGCGCCGGTTACGTCACCGACCATGAGCCCGCCTGCGCGGTGGGCCAGGGCATCACCAGCAACCTGGAGAACACCCTGGATCCCGAGGCCGAGCAGTGGGCGCAGGCCAGCGCCATTGTGGACTGGGAACTCACCACGAACGCCGCCTACTGGCGCGACCGGCGGGAGGCCCGCGCATGAAGTGGACGCGCACCCGGCCTGGGCTGTACCAGGCCGGACCCTACGCCGTGATGAACGTGCAGGCGTCCATATGGACAGCCAGCGGGCCGGACTTCACCGATGTGTGCGGCACCAAGGCCGACGCCCAGCGCAGCGCCGAGCGCGCTGCCCGTGCCCGGCTCATCGACATCAGCGATGCCTACACGGTGGTGCCGGTGGTCAACGACCACGTGGTGGCCAATAACAGAACAGGAAAGGTTACGTCACGCATGACCAGCGCGACGGGGCTGCCGCTGTATTGCATCCGCTTCGCCCGTGGGAAGCGGCTGTGCCTGTTCCGCAACGAGTTCAAGGTGGTTATGCCATGACGTTTCACGTGGAACACGCGCTCTGGTGCCCGAGCTGCGGCTGGTTCGGTCGTAAGGCCCGGCGGCGCAACCGTGCGGCCGACGCCGCCAGTCACATCCGCTGGGCGGCGCAGATCGCCCGCGACATCCGGCGCGAGCGCGCCGACAAGGTATTCCGTGAGACCGACGGCGGGCTGTTTGCCGCCATGGTCGAGCACGGGCCGGACCCGGTGCCCTGGGAGCTGCTGTTGGCCCCGCCTGCGCCCGAACAGCGGGTGAACATCGGCATTGAGGCGTGGTGGCCCGAGCCCGATCCGACGGGCACCCCGACGCCGGAGCAGCGCCGGGTCTGGTTCAACCTGCCCGAGGGAGGCCCCTGGTGATCGTCCAGCTGGTGATCCTGGCCGTGGGCCTGCTGGCCTGCGCGGGCCTGCACTACGCCAAGCCCGACACCCTGACCGAGCTGACCTGCGCGGTGCTGACGGTGACGTGCGCGCTGGCCATTCCCGTCGGCTACGTGATGGGATCGTTCTAGCACAAATTGCCTGCTTGAACGTCTTGACTTGCCCGCTAAAGTCGGGTTACTGTGTTCACATCAGCAGGCGGGACCGCCCCGCCACCCATCTACAAGGAGGAACCCCATGGCCCACGAAATCGACACCACCAACGGCGTCAGCAGCTACGCGGACAGCCGGGTGGACGCCAACGGGCGGGTCGACGCTTGGCACAAGCTCGGCACCCCGGTCGGCCACCTGATGACCACCGACGAGGCCCTGGACGCCGCCCACATGCGCGGCTGGGACGTGCGCAAGGTGCCGTTGACGGCCGAGGTGCCCGACCAGACCGGCGAGGGCACGCTGAGCCTGGAGGTGCCGGACAAGCACGTGGTCGTTCGCACGAACCCGGTCAACGGTGGTACCGAGGCCCTGGGCGTGGTCGGCAACCGCTGGACACCGTTCCAGAACGAGCAGACCACCGCGCTGCTCAGCCAGATCGTGGACGAAGGCGGCGCGCACATCGAGACCATCGGCGCGCTGCGCGGTGGCAGGGACACCTTCGTCACCATGAAGATGCCCGCCCACATGGAGTTCCGGTCGCCGGTCACCGGGGAGCTGGACATCACCGACCTGTACATCAGCATCCTGAACAACCACACGGGTGAGGACGCCCTGCGTGCCCTCATCAGCCCGGTGCGCATCGTGTGCGCCAACACGCAGCGCATGGCCGAGCACGCCGCCCGGTCGACGGTTTCGCTGCGCCACACGGGCGAGCCGGACAAGCGCCTGGCCGAGGTGCGCCAGCTGCTGGGGCTGACCTTTGCCTACCGCGACACGTTCGTGGAGCAGTGCGAACTCCTGATCAAGCGGGAGATGAACCCGGTGCAGGTGCTGGAGGTGCTGGAGGACATCTGGAACGTACCGGGTGCCACCACCGAGAAGCAGGCCGAGAGCCGCAAGCTGCGCGCCGCCGAGGTGGTCGACCTGTACCGCACCGCCGACACCGTGGCTCCGTTCCGTGGCACGGCGTTCGGGGTGTACAACGCGGTCACTGAGTACCTGGACCACCACCGCCCGGTGACCGGTGCCGAGGGCGAGGAGGCAGCCATTCGGCGCGCCCAGCGCACCCTGATGAGCAGCGACATCGGCAACATGAAGGCCAAGGCGTTCACCGCCTTGCTGCCGGTGTAGTAAGACCGGTGCGGGTCGGTGAACTGACCACCGGCCCGCACCACCGAGGCCCTGCGGCGCACCTGGGGAGCGCGCAGCTGATCACTGTTGTTGCTGGTTCGAGTCCAGCCGGGGCCACGCAGTACCAACCACCACAACCAAGGAGGAACACCATGAAGTACCTGATCGCCGCCGCACTCACCGCAGGGCTGGCCCTGTTCGGTGCCGCGACCGCCACCGCCGAGACCGGCCAGTACCCGGTCTACGACCAAGCGTGCATGAACCCCGCGTTTGTGAACGCCAAGCACGGCGTCGGTATGGCGGGCAAGAACAGCCGCTGCGCCACCGCCAAGCACCCGGCCAGCTACGGCTCCGGCCCCGATGACGAGGTGGTGGCACCGTAGGCATCTTCACCGCCCTGTTCCCCGAGGGCATCCCGCCCATGAAGCGCGGTGGCATCCGCTATCCGCAACCCACAACCAAGGAGGAAAGCATGTCCGACTACGACAACGAGCCCGAGGGCGAGAAGGGCATGGCCGAAACGCAGGCTGCGCCGGTCAACCCCATCCGCGCCCGCGACCTGCGCGAGCAGGCTGCCCAGATGCTGGAGGAGGCCACGCGGATCGACCGGCTGGTGGCCCAGGAGGAGCTGCGCCGCCGTGAGGAGGCCCGGCCCAAGATGCCGCCCCTGGCCGAGGGCGAAAGCGCCACGGTGATCTTCACCAAGTACCAGGCCGGGCGGGAGTACCACTACGCCGCCGTGGGCTGGCGGCAGGGCCGGAGCGTGCGCTGGGCGGTGACCGGCCAGACCACCGACCGGCTGAACTGGCCGGGCCTGCTCCAGTTCATCGGTGAGGCCAACTGGCCGAGCCTGCGCGTGGTCACCGACACGGAGAACATCGGCCCCAGCCCCGACGAGGAGGCCCCGGTGGCTGAGCGCATGGGTAGCTTCGGCCGGGTACTGGGCACCTACGCGCCCGGTGGCGTGGTGGATCCGCTGGTGCGGGCCGAGGTGCCGGGCGGCGCTGGTGCTGGCGGGGCCGGTGGCCGCATGGGCGTCTATGGCCTGGTCGTGCGCGGTAGTGGCCCGTTCGATCGGGACAACTACTGATGGCCGGGCAGGAGCCGAAGTTCCCCGATGTCAGCGTCCAGCTGACCGGCCAGGACGGCAACGTGTTCTTCATCATCGGCAAGGTCAGCAAGGCGCTGCGTGAGGCCGGGCACGTCGACCAGGTGACGGAGTTCGTCAACGAGGTCACCGACACCGACAGCTACGAGGCGGCGCTGGCCGTGGTCATGCAGTGGGTGGAGGTCAGCTGATGGACCCCGACCGCTGCCTGGCCGACCTGCTGGGCGAAGCCCGCCAGGTGCTGGCCGACGACGCCAACGTGGAGGTACACGCAGATTCGGCCGCTGAGATGGCGGCGTCGATTCTGGCGCTTCACGACTGGCTGGCCGGTGGCGGGTTTTTGCCCGCCGCCTGGGCCAGTAGTCGGGGCGAGGCCGGTTCGCCCGCCAGCGGCTCGCACAGCCCCGGCAATCCCGACGCTGGGCATGAGTTCGAGCCCCTGCCGGGTGACGACACCTGCATGTACGTGCTGGCCAATGGCGAGCGGTGCATGAAGTATGCAGGCGAACATCGCTGATCAGAGGGTGCGGTGTCCGGGGTCTGGAAAGGCCCCGGCCCGCACCTTTCGCGGTCACGCCTACTGCGCGGTATGCG